GGGGCTCTCTCTACTCCGTGAAGGATGATATCTTTTGCGGGTTAGGACCTTTCTATGTCACTTCCGAGAATCCGTGAGCGTTTTAAGTCTGATAATATTCAGACAAATTACACTTACAGATGGCAAGGAGATGGCTACGCTGAGTTGCGGTCTATGGATCAACTGGCATCCCTGAGAGATTTCCACCTCATCCGTGATGTGGTGGGTACTCCCAAGACCCAAAGGGTCAAGCCAGTGATTCATTATACTGCGACTTATCGTGGCCTCTCATTGCAGCCTTTCGATGCTGATTACATGTTGAAAGTAATCTTCACTGAAGGGCTTCCTCCCTGGTTACCTTTCCAGGAAGGGCTTTTCGAAAGCGACTATCTGCGCGTCCCTCATGCCAGTCGTGTACAGGCCGCAGGTAGAGCTTTTACAAGCTTTTCCGAACGGTTCCCTGAGTTAATCAGCGGTGCTGAATTTACTCAGGGGTTGTTTGAACTTAAGGCTTTGATTCCTAAGTTCGCACAGTCTGTACAGAAGACTATTGCATCAGCGTATCTGACTAAGAAATTTGGTTGGGATAACCTTATTTCCGATCTTCAGACGCTGGCCGGTTCCATAGGCTCCATACGTGAAAGAATGGAGTTCCTTAAAAGGACCTATGGGAAACCCACGAAGCTTTACCATCGAGAACCCAGTTTCCACGTTGTGGATCCTTGGACTATCTTTAGTGAGCCTGTACGTGGTTTCGGTTTGCAATTTACTCAAGAAAGTTATCGTGCGGATTTTACAGCGACGGCAACGTTGCTGCAAAATCTTAGCCATATCGATGACTTTATTGGGTGGTTGAGGGCTATTGTTATCTCTCTTGGCCTCAACAGACCTTTTACGCAACTTTGGAAGACAACTCGTCTTTCCTTTGTTGTAGACTGGTTTGTTGATGTCTCAGGGAGCCTGGACCGCATGGCAAGTATCCAGCCTGCAGAAAGATGGGATATCTATGATATCTCCTCTACTGTAAATTGGAATTGCCGTATACGTGTGGACCAGGTCAACAAGAATCTAGCTGGAGCACCTGATCAGGTGGTTCATCTAGGTTATCTTGATGTTAAACAATATGAGCGCTTGGTTGGTCTTCCGGTCGACCTGACTGTCTTCACCCCGTCGACCTGTACCCCATCTCAGCTGGTGCTGATGTTAGCTATGGCTGGATCCAAGTAGATCTGGTCCTCTAGCTTCTTAAGAGCCTTCGGGCCTCGATATAACAAGGAGATTTTCACCATGCTAACCCAAAACCTAACCCTCGACGACGCGAGTGGCGACGCTGTTGCATACAACTTGCAGGTTTACCTGCCAGATGGTGCACGTCGTATCGATGTTGCTAGCACGCCTACTGAACCACGTCTGCTTGAAATCAAGCATTCGGTGTCCGGCAAGGATGCTAACACCGTCGATCGTCATTTGATCTCGGCCAGCTTGACCAAGGTCGATGGCGCTGGTGTTCCTCGGAAAGGTATCGTCAATTTGACGATGACCCAACCTCGGTCCACCTCAATCTCCAACAATGATATCCTTGATTGCCTCGCGGCGATCATTGATCTCATTGGTGATGGTGGCTTCGGTGACACCGGTTTTACCGGAACCACTAATGCGGCGGCCATTCTTCGCGGCGAGAGCTAGAAGATTGGTTATGGGGGAATCGGGTTACCAGGTGACTGAGGAGTGCTACCCTAATGGGAACACCGAACAGCCACAGCGAGGTATACCTCGATTTCGTCTTGTCGGTCCTCGATCAAGACCCGCTTGGAATCACTTCACGAAAAGACCTTGACGCAGATCGTCGCACTTTGTGCAATCGATTTGCGAAAGAGGGTCTATCTTTCCTGACCAAGACTTTACCCCTCCTGGGAAAAGCGCTTGATCTTGGATTGGTAGAACTTCGCCTCCAAGTGCCACGTGAGTTCAAAACAGCTCACAAGTGTACTAGTATACCTGCATTTCTGCAGGCGTACTTTCGGCGAATCTTTGATGTGGATGGTAGTCTCTTGGAAGGAGCTGATCCAGATGCTGTAAAGCATCTTCGTCAGCTCCTCTTCATGCTTTACAAGCTCGAGTTGCCATACTCTGAAGCATCGGAGAAGCGAGTAATCGCTAACTTCGTTGCTACGGAATTGGAGCTCGAACTCGGTAGCGATATCGAAACCAGCGCCCTTACGGCCGCTGCTTCCTATGTCGTTAGGGAAGTTCTCCGTGGGTTCGATCCCATGGATATAGTCCCGAAGCATGGTCCAGGATCCGTTGCGACCGGTGAACGCCTTGAGGAGAAGTGGACTTTCGCCCGCTTTTATCAAGGTATTCATCGTGTCTACCCCTACTACGAGTATTATCTCGCAGGATGGGGGAAAGAACTGATGGATCGTTTGGGTTGGTACAGGTCTTTGACCCGCCTGGAAACAGGTGTAGCCAAGGTTGTACTTGTCCCAAAAGATTCTCGAGGCCCAAGGCTGATAAGCTGTGAACCACTGGAATACCAGTGGATCCAGCAAGGTCTTGGACGAAAGTTGGTTGATCATTTGGAAACCTCATCAGTTACCAAGGGTCAAATCAACTTCCGTAACCAAGAGATCAATCGTATGCTTGCTTTGTCTTCTTCTAAGACAAGTAAGTTTGCTACAATCGATCTCAAGGAAGCTTCGGATCGCGTGTCGGTAGACCTTGTTAAGCTCCTCTTTGCTAACAACGAAGATGTGCTTCGATGTCTGTTGGCTACGCGTACGACGGCCACGAGACTTCCGGATGGAAGTGAGTTGACCCTAGGCAAGTTTGCCCCAATGGGATCAGCATTATGCTTTCCTGTTGAGGCTCTTTGCTTTTGGGCAATTTCCGTGGCTGCCATCATGCGCCGCTTGCGGCTGCAACGCCAGGAAGTCGGGGATCGGATCTTTGTCTATGGTGATGATATTATCATCCCTACAGACTGGGCTCCGATCGTGATGGAAGCACTTGAACTTGTTCGCTTAAAGGTGAACAGAGCCAAGTGCTGCGTCACGGGCAACTTTCGCGAATCGTGTGGCATGGATGCTTTTAAGGGCATCCAAGTTACACCTATTCGTTTAAAGAAGCCCTGGATCGAGTCGCGTTCCGGCAGCACGTATGCTGCGTGGCTCGCGTTTGCTCAGATGATGAGCGACCGTGGGTACGTAGGGTGCGCTGC